AAAGGCATCAACAATATCATTGCGCCTTTTTCTGATCCGCAAGAACTATCACCTTACATTATCGGTGCGTCGAGAACCGTTGCCTTAGTAAAATCACCAATGCGTATTAAGGGTAATGCTTATGACGTTACATTTAATGCGGTGGCTGGCAGTATTTATTTTGGTTCCTCGTCACTAGCAACAGTCAATACTGCGGCGGCAGGTGTTGTCAGTGGCGGAAAGCGTTACATGCTAAGCGCTTATTTAAAGAACCTCGATGCCACTAAACAGGCAGATGTTTACTTTACATTGCATTGGTTTAAACGTGCAGCAAACGGCACTTTCACGGCTTCTCAAAGTGTTTTATTAAATCAGGCAACTAACAACACACGAGTAACACCTTCAAACGACGGCGGTACAATTAGCTGTAAAGCTGTAGCAGCACCACCAGATGCAGTTGCCTTTGCGGTTATCTGTTCTGGCAACGGCGTTTATAACGTCGCTGGTTCACGCATTCTCATTGACATGTTAATGCTTGAAGAGGTCGTTGGTGTCGATGTACCTGCTTCAACATGGACAGCAGGACCAACTGATTTAAGTGCTATTAAATCCGCTCTTGATGCCAATGCTTCTGCTATTAGCAAAATCGATACCCGTGTAACAAATGCCGAAGGCACCATTACAAGCCAAGGCAATTCAATTACTCAATTGAATAACAGCGTTACGTCAATCAATGGCGAACTTACGAAGAAAGCTGATGCTACGGCTTTAAATGCCTTAACCAACCGAGTATCGACAGCAGAAGGCACAATTACAAGTCAAGGCAATTCAATTACGTCTTTACGTAATGATTTAAACGCAACCAATGACAAGGTTTCGTCAAAAGCGGACTCAAGTGCATTAAATTCCTTAGATTCTAAGGTTACAAGCATTGATGGAAGAGTAACTAGCAATACGAGTGCTGTGACCTCATTGCAAGGTCGTGTTTCAACCGTCGAGGGTGGACTTTCATCGAAAGCAGATGCCTCGGCATTAAACAATTACTACACCAAAACAGAGGCGGATTCTGCCACCTCTGGCGCAATCGACAAGTTCAACAGTCAATTGACGATTGGTGGCGTAAACGTTGTTGCAAATTCGGAAGCTCCACGTACTTCAACGGCAGCGACTAACAAAGAATACTTGCTGTACGAACGCAGCGCCGAATTAAAAACGTTCTATGACGAAAACCTTGAGAAGCCAATCACGATTTCGTTTGAAATGAGCGTTCCTGTGGCTGGACCAGTTCAAGTTTATTCTTCAAATGGTTCCGCTCACCAATTCGTTACTTCCGTTAATGCAATTATCGTAAATCAATTTGCCAAATATTCAGTAACAGTTAGTCCAAAAGCGCATACGGCAAGTACAACTGTTTCGACAATTGAGTTCTATGGTACGTATGGAACTGGCCGTATCCCGACGATTCGTAAATTACAAATTGAAGCGGGCACAAAGGCTACCGCTTGGAGTCCAAGCCCTCGTGATACAAAGGCTGCAATTGACGCCAATGCTTCTGCAATTCAAACGACCCAAACAAAAGTTGACAATATCGATGGTCGGCTAACCACTGCTACAGATTCGATTACGTCACTAAATTCGCGCATGTCTACAGCCGAAGGAAATATCAACAGCACAAATACTGCGGTTGGTGGACTTTCGACACGCATGGCAACCGCTGAGGGCAAGATCACCAATCAAAGTGATTCAATTGCATCGCTACAAAATAGCGTCACCTCAATCAATGGAACACTGGCAAACAAAGCCGATTCAAGCGCGGTCAATAACTTAACTAGCCGAGTGGAAACAGCCGAAGGTAAGATTTCAAGTCAAAGTGGGCAGATTACTTCGCTTAGCAATAGCCTTGATCTAACAAGCAGCAACTTGAACGACGTAAACGTTCTGGCTCGACTGTTATCTCTTGGCAAGCCTTTACGTGACGATCCAACTTTTAAAACTACCTCTGCTGGCGGGTTGTCTGCATACAATTTCCCTGCGGGCACCTCATGGATTAAGCAAGCCAAGTCAACGGACAACCCTACTGGCTCAACCAATGAAATGCTCATTAAGGCAACTCAAGCGTTGGGCGGTGGCTGGTATCCAACTTCACCTACGCTTGTACTCACTGCAAATAAAACCTTCTTAATTAAACAAATTATTAAGATGCCAGTGGGTACAAAATTACAAGCCATCGGTAATGCTACGGGTACGGGTGGATACATCCGAATCTTGGGTAATGATCTAGGAACTGGCAAATTTGAAACGTACTACTCTGTCGTACAAGGTGGGGCTGATTTAAGTGGCTCTACTATTCAAGGTCATTTCCGCGTAATTGCCGGCACTAACCCGCCAGTACCAACCGTAGATAATCCTGTTTTTGTCATTCTTGCTTCTTATGAAGTATTTGATGTAACGGCTGTGAACGACACCATTCCAAAGGCTTATAGCGATGCTATTGCAGCCAATGCGAATGCGATTAACACCCTGTCAAACACCGTCACTCAGCAAGGTAATACAATTGCTTCTCACAGCAATTCGATTACCCAACTCAACAACAGCATTACTAGCATTAATGGCGCACTTTCGAATAAAGCGGACGCGAGTGCATTACAGTCATTGGATTCAAAAGTAACGCTAATCGATGGCAAAGTTACTTCAAATTCATCGGCCTTAACGGCTTTACAAAGCAGCTTTGATGGGTTGCCGAATCAGGGCGTGAACTTGCTTGGCCCTGAGATTTCAAATCCAGTAGAAAAGCCAACCAACTGGACGTCTGGATTGCCATTTGAAATCATCCAATCGCCAGATACGGTAAATGTACGCGCGTTCCAATTCACGATGCCTGCTTCTTCAGGGAACGGCACATACTTCAACATTGGAGGCGGCCAAGTTCCGCGACAGTGGCTAACAGAAGGTACATACATTTTTAGTTTTGTTGCCAAAACTGTTGGCGGAACCACACCGCATGCTATTGAGTGGCAACTCTACAATGTAGATAGTACACGCCTGCGCTTTAATATTACCGCAACATTAACCCGCTATAGCGGGGTGTTCACGGTGCCCGCTGGTGGTGCCGCTGCATGTATGCTGTTAATCGGAAACCCTACAGGCAAACCTGCGGGACAAGTTATCAATATCGAAAGAATGATGCTTGAACGGCAAGTTGGTAACAACACAACCCCTTCGGCTTGGATTGCAGGTAGCGACCCAACTGGAATGATTCTTTCCACTCAAGCAAAAGCGACTGATTTATTCAACACAGCCACTAGCCAAAACGCCGCGACTGCGGGACGCGTCACTAGCCTCGAAAGTCGCATGACGACCACAGAAGGCAATTTAAACAAAAAAGCTGATGCTTCTGCGCTTCAAAACCTCGACACGAAAGTTACGAATGTCGATGGCAAAGTAACGTCAAATACCAATGCCATTACAGCTTTAAGTTCAACTTTAAGCAACGCTACTTCAAGCATTTCAATGAATGCGGGTAATGCACAGGGCGATTGGACATTCTTTAATACGTCAGGCGAATACTCAATTGTTGCACAAGCGGATGGCCAAGCGGGTCGTGTTATTCAACTTGGAAATAATGCTGGCAATGATATTGTTTGGATGCATCCGAATAACTTCATTCCTTTTGATGCAACTAAGACATATCGACTTCGTGCGCGGTATCGCCGTCGTGCCGGAACAGGCACAATTTACCTCGGTGTCTCTCAGAAAACCCCAGACAAGGCACTATACGTAACAACAGCCAACGCATTATCGGGCGACATGGGATCTTCTAACTATGTCGTTAATGCCCACGCGCCTGCGATCGATGAATGGCAAGAAATCGTTGCGTATATCAAAGGTCGATCAGCAGGAGCGGCATCAGGTTCAGGCTCAAAAACAAGCCCACGTACTGTTTCACAACAAGCAGGCTTCATCACGCCGATGTTTATTGCAAACTATTCGGCGCAAACGGGCATTGTTGAGCTTGATTACCTAATTCTGGAAGATGCAGAGGCAATTGTTGGCAATGATGCAAATGCATCAGCGATTAGCGCTCTTGATACCAAAGTATCAGAAGTTGATGGACGCTTAACGACAGCAACAAATTCAATCACTTCGCTTAACTCTCGTATGAGTGCAGCAGAAGGGAATATCTCAGCGGCAAACTCGGCTCTAAGCGGGCTTTCGACAAGAATGACGGCTGCTGAAAATGGTTTAACAAATCAAAGCAACGCGATTACTAATTTAAGTAACAGCTTGACGGTTACAACCAATACAGCCAATGCTGCATTGCCAAAGATTCAGGGCGGCACTGGCGCAGCTAAGTTATTTAGAGGCGTGCTGGTGTGGCAACAAAACGGCGCAAATCTAACTGGCAATATCGTAATCCAAACGCCAATTACGTTCACAAATAAAATGTTCCGACTTTCACTTACTGGCTATAACTACTTGGCCGCTAAGAATGAAATTAATCTGAACATTGGGGGTTATGCATATTCGGGCACCTCTCTACTTCAACATGGTGTAGTGAATTCGGGCACCATGCCAATTCGAGTTCGCATGGGCGTCCGTAATGGCACAGTAGTCATTATTTTGACGTCCCAAGCGCCCGGTGCTTATTGGCAGTATCCAAAATTCAACATTGATGCCGAAATCGGCTATACAACTCCGCCAGACGAATGGATGAATGGTTGGTCTGCAAGCTTCATGGCAGAGGCAGACCTCGCATCTAATGGCATTTCGGCGATCATTGAGCCGTCTTTATTAGACATTTCAACAACGCTTAATGCCACTGCATCTGCAATTAGCAATCTGACAAATACTGTGTCTCAACAGGGTAATACAATTACTTCACAAAGTAATTCTATTACCACCTTAACCAACAAGATTACTAACAACGATTTATCGAATCTTGTTCTTAATCCTGATTTCGTAGACCCGAAAAGCGATTGGACATCTGGCGTAATTGTTGATGCGACTGACGCAGCACCTAACCCGCCTTCTCCAAAAGCATTAAGACTGAATAACCGCGATAGTTATTACGGTCCTTTCGTCAAATGTAATGTTGGCGACATGTTCTATGTTTCGGCTTGGTTTGCGACGCCAAATACATCAGCAACCGCTTCTGCCGTGCTTGGTTTCAATACTCGGAACAGCGCAGGCACTTATACATGGTATAGCGTTGCCATTAAGTCTACGGACAAAAATGCTTGGGGTATGGTGGAAGGTTATTTCACTGTGCCAAATGGCATGGTTGATATTCGACCTTGGCTTCAAGTAAGTATAGCTGCGTCAGAAGCAGCGGGTCAGCAATGGCATGTTACGAACATTCAAGTACGTAACATTACAGGTAATAAGAAATTAGCAACCGACTTGCAAGCAACCTCGTCTGCATTAAGTACGCTTGATTCCAAAGTTACAAACATTGACGGCCGTGTAACTTCCGCATCTAACAATATTGTTTCGCTCAACAATAGCGTCACAAACATCAATGCCACCCTTGCTCAAAAGGCAGATGCGACAGCGTTAAATTCGCTCTCTAACCGCGTAACAAATGCAGAAGGAAATATCACAAGCCAAGGTAACTCAATTACCTCATTGACTAACTCATTAGCAGTTAGCGGAAAAGGTGGAACTAACCTTCTCATTAAATCAAATGTAGTTGGCTTGTATGATGGCGTCTCATACCCACACCACACTTACAAACTAGGTGAAGATTGGGAAATTGGAGCTAAATACACCTTGATCTGGTGCGCTGAACATAAACGAGGGACTGGTGATAACAACTCTTACCTAGCGGTTTACGCGGGTGGTGGTAGCCAGACTTTGCAATCTATTGTTAATACAGACGGTAAGGTTATCAGCAAGGTTACCTTTGTTAAAAACAGCGCAGTTGCCTCTGGTCCAATTATCCACTTCTACATGATCAACCGTCCGACCGCAGATAAGGGCACTATCGGTACTGTTTATTGGGCAGTTTTAGTCAAAGGCGATGTACTCACGACTGACGCTTGGATTCCAAGCCCCTATGATTACATTCCTGATAGCAATGCAAATGCCGCTGCTATCACCAACCTCACTAACACAGTCACACAGCAAGGCAATACTCTTACGTCTCATACGAATAGCATTACTTCGTTGGACAACAGTATCACGAGTATCAACGGCATTTTAAATACGAAAGCCAATACTTCTGCTGTTTCAGATCTCGACAGTCGTGTTACGGATGCAGAAGGGAAGATTACTGCAAATACATCTTCAATCACTAGCCTTACAGCAAATTTAAAAAGCACCTCAAATGGCATCACCATGTCTGCATCAATTGATGTTGATCCAGATAGTGAATGGATTTACTGGACCAAAAATGGTGAAGTTGCGAGAGCTGATGACACAACTGCACTTGGAGGTAAAGTCTATCGCTTTGGTAATAACGCTGGTAATGACCATGTGAACGCCAGATCAAAAGCAAAACTTCCTTTTGATCAAAATAAAACGTACCGCATCCGTGCTAGATACCGTCGAGTCAGCGGAACGGGAACCGTTTATTGTGCGGTGTTTGGAATTGCAAAAGATGGTGTTTCACATGTTAATTCCAGCAATACAGTGACCACTGATGCTGGCTCTTCTAACTATTTTGTTACAAACCAAGCGCCTGCACTTAATGCATGGCAAGAGGTTACGGTATATGTCAAAGGTCGAGCAGCAGGAGCAGCTACAGGAGGCTGGACTTTAGATAATCCTCGTCAACTGCCAAATGCTACGGCATTTATAAGTGTCCAATTCCTTGCGAACTACTCTAGTGCAGCAGGTGAAGTAGATCTGGATTACCTTATTATTGAGGATGCTGACGCGATTGCTGCCAATGATGCTACTGCGAAAGCTTTATCTTCACTTGACACTCGGGTGACTACTGCTGAAGGTAAAATTACTTCTCAAGGTAATTCAATTACCCAGTTAAACAACAGCATCACAACCATTAATGGCACTTTATCAACGAAGGCAGATAGTTCAGCACTTACAAACCTAGCCAACCGGGTAACGACAGCTGAGAACTCTATTACTAGCCAAGGTTCAAGCATTACCTCCTTGAATAGCTCTGTAACTGGAATATTGAAAGATATTGAAGTTACAGATACCCGCTCAACCAACCAACCGCCATCGTGGTATTGGTCAAATTACCCGAAACGGATTGTTCGTGAATTTAAACAGGCCTCAACAATCGGTCTATCAGGAATGGGGACATATGTTTCGCTTGAAACATACGTTTATTATAGCGACGCTACTGGTGGACCTATTATTCAAATTGCACGTGGCACAGATTCGAAACTGACCGCCGAACGCCGAAGTACAAGTACATCAACATGGGGTACTTGGGTACAAGACATTAAGGCCATAAGTGATGGGCTTGCAAATAAGGCTGAAGCATCCGCACTTTCATCACTTGACTCGAAAGTGTCGGTTATTGATGGGAAAGTTTCTACTCAGGCCTCAAGTATTACTACACTGCAAACTACAGTTGGTGGTAATACAGCCTCTATTCAATCTCAACAACAATCAATTGATGGCCTGAAAGCAAGAGCAACATTGAAGCTGCAATCCGGCAATTTGGTTGGTGGCGTTGGCATTGAGAATGACAGCAAAACAGTCGATTTCATCATCCAAGCTAATAAGTTTGCAATTGGTGCGCCTTCAACTGTTTCCGGCTCTGTGACGCCTAAATATGCATTCGTCTATCAATCAACAGCAACAACTCTGCCGAATGGGACAGTGATTCCTGCTGGCTTGTACTTAGACAGCGCGTCTATTAGCTATATCAACGCCAACAAAATTTATGCAGATAGTTTAAGTGCTATTAGTGCAAATCTTGGTACCTTTACCTCATTGGCAGATCAATCAAAACCAAATGGTGCTAGGACTGTAATTAGTGGTGAGAGGATCGAAGTTTACGACGAAAACAATGTTATGCGTGTACGGATTGGGAGATGGTAAATGCCCACAGGAATGATAATAAATTCTGAATCAGGGGAAGTTGTTTTTGATGGAACTGTGAAGATCCCTAAAATACTAGGGAAGGTTCTAATCGAGAATGGACAAACTTCAGCAGTATTAAACCTTAACAAGCCACTTGATGGCACGATGTTTTTTATTCCAAAAGGATTAGCAACTACAGTCGATCCAATCTATGCCCCTTTGGGAATTAACTATGAAGTAAGTCTTAGTTCTAACAAGCAGGTTGTAACGGTTAAATACATCGCGACCAGTGAGCAGCCAAAAGCAGGGACTGATTTTGAAGTTTATATTGGTGAATATTGATGGATAACTATTTCTTAGTAAAGAATGACTTCATAAATGCTATTGATGATGACTATTTCAATCTTGCATTTATTAGAAAACAACGTTTTAACTTCACATCTGAACCTGGGATTACCTATTACTATCGTATTTTTGAAGTAGATATAACAGGGATAGATTTTCCTGTTATTGCAATTAGTTGTGTTTGTCCTTCTGCTTATTTAAGTATGAAAGCCAATACGCTTTCTATTGTTTGCTCAGCAAGTAATTATGATGGTGTGGCTAATTCAGTTAGCAATTTAAATAATTCATCTAAGTATTTAGATGTGTTTGTTTTTGGTCGATTGCCTAGAAGCAGTATTCCAGAACATGGTATTGGTGTAGTCTGTTTAGATGCATCAAGTAAAGTAGTTTATTACAGTGGTGCAGAGTATTTGAAACCCATAAAAATGTTTATTGATCCCAATACTTATCGACCAATGTTTAATTCAAACTACAATACTCAGGTCGAGTATTTGCCGATTGGCAAGTCTTATGCATGTATTCCCTTAAATAGAGTAAATACTGTTTATTCGGAGTGGACGCCTGAAGGTCAAGATGTCATAGCAATGTCATCAGTTTGTGCTATTGAGGGCAATACTATTACTTATACCTCAAATCAGGTGCAAGTCGCACAAGATATTAGTGCTGTTTACAATGGATATTGTAGACATATGTACATGTTAATCGATGTATCGAACTATTAATAAACCTTTAATTATCAGCACCCAATTCGGGTGCTTTTTTATTGCCTACGATCTGGAGGATGGCATGCATGAACGATCAGACAAATAGTGTAGTTGGAGCAGCTGCAAGCACGGCTGCCGCGACTGCAACAAAATTCACTTATGGTTATGTAGTGGGAGGGAGCTTGATCGGTGTTATTGGCAAAATTGATTGGGCTGTAGTCTTTTCGATTTTAATCGGTATCGCAACCTTTCTGACGAATCTCTATTTCAAAAAAAGAGATGATAAGCGTAAGGATGAGATTCACGAGCTACAAACGAAGCAATATGAGCTAACTAAGAAACGATTGGAAGGGGGTTCAGATGACAAGCGAACAGACTAGAGCTTATCTGGCTTTTGCACTTGTGGCGTTAATGTTCGTACTGGTTATTGCTTTATTTTTTGTGAATATGCCACGTGAGAACAGCAATTTAATTAATACAGCATTGGGTTTCATTGCGGGGGCAATGACAACTGCCTGTGGATTCTATTTCGGAAGCTCTGACCAGGAAAAGAAAAATAAAACTGAGGAATCAACTGAGCAGTAATTAACTTAACTCTAAATGCCGCCTACGGGCGGTTTTTTTATAACTGAAGGAAAACGAAATGAATATCGAACAATATCTTGATGAGTTGATCAAACGAGAAGGTGGCTATGTTAATAATCCCGCAGATCGGGGCGGTGCAACCAAATACGGTATTACTGAAGCTGTAGCACGTGAAAACGGCTATAAGGGCAATATGAAAGATTTGCCTCTTGATGTGGCCAAAGCTATTTACAAGAAGCAATACTGGACAGCTCCGCGATTTGACCAAGTAAATGCTGTTTCTTCTGCAGTAGCTGAAGAGCTTCTAGACACTGGTGTGAATTGCGGTACCGGATTTGCAAAACCTCTTTTACAACGAGCTTTGAACTTGCTTAATAACCAAGGTAAAGCTGGATATGCAGATTTAGAGGTTGATGGTGTTTATGGCTCAGCAACGCTAGGTGCCCTTAAAACATACTTGTCAAAACGTGGGAAAGAAGGTGAGAAGGTTCTGGTGCGAGTGCTCAATATTATGCAAGGGCAACGCTACATTGAAATCTGTGAGCGTAATCCAAAGCAGGAACAGTTTTTCTATGGCTGGATTGCTAACCGGATCGGCTAGCATGAAAATCTTTCACAGTAAGCGAACTAAGTTTGCTTCGATTATTACTGTGCTGTGTATTCTATTATCGGGCTGCACAGCCCATACGATCAAAAATAATATTAGAGTCAGCATTTGCGTACAGTGTGTTGTTAATTGACATTTTGTACCAACTACCTAAGGTTGGCCAAAGCAGCTGCAGTATTTGGCCAACTTCTCGATATTAATTTAAGTTATTGAAAAATAGTAACTAGAGAAAAAATAACATTTATGTTTGATTGGCATTTTGTATCAAAAAATAGAAGAGTAATTAAAATAGCCTTTTTCTTCTGAGAATAATTTTGCGCAAAAATATCAATATTAAGCAAATATGAGCATAAATTTGCGCAATACACTTAACTTACTTGAACGATGGATTGATGTATCATTATTAAAATTACTTTGAATTATTGTTATGTCTTCACAGTTAATCAAAATTCATTATCATGCATATTCTCGCGTTGCAGATCTATTAGCAGATCTAGATAAGAAAGGAGAGGTCACTAAAATTTATGACCTCAATGGCAACGAATTAAAAATTAATTTCTTGCGTGACGAAGTTTATTATAAAAAAGTCTGGTGGCATTTTCAGAAGAAGCAAGGCGGTTAAACCGCCCAGCTATCCACAATATTAGCCCAGTCCTGTAGCATTTTTCGCCTGCTTTCTAAATATTTGGCATGGTTATATGTGGCCCTAGTTTTATTACCATCTGCATGCGCTAATTGTTTTTCAATCCATTTGTCATCGTAATCCTTTTCATTTAACAAGGTTGATGCAGTGGCACGAAAGTCATGAGCAGTGACATCAGACAAGCCAATGTAATCGAGCATTTTATTCATTGTAGTAGCGGAGAGCATCCCATCTTGATAGATGGCTGGAAAAACATATTCACGATTACCTACAATGTTGCGCTGTTCTTGAAGAATATTAAAAACTTGGTCAGACATAGGAACGATATGAATACGTTTCTTTTTCATCATCTCTTTTGGGAATGTAATTGTTCTAGCTTCAAAATCAACATATTCCCATTTCATGCGGCGGATCTCGATAGTCCTGAGCATAGAGTAGAGCATTACAAGGCCAGCATTTTTAACTGTAGTAGATCCACCATAGCTATTTAATTTATTTCTAAGTTGCACAGCCTCATATTTTTCCATGGGTCTGGCATGTTCTATTTCGGGACGTTCTACAACGTTTTTAACGGCATAGGTTGGATCATAGTCGGCTCTAAGTGTGGCGATTGCATAACGCATTACGCCGCCAATAAAAGTACGATTTTGAATTGCTGACACTTCGCCAGTACCATGGTTTTTTTGACGCTTAACTCGTGCAATCGTCTTTTTCATGATAGTCAAAACGTCTGCTGAGGTGACTTCTTTAATATCCTTATCACCAATAACTTTTAAAATATCTTTATCTAAGGCGCGTTGAAAAGCTTCTTGATACCTTTCTGAACGATTATTTAATTTTTCTGCTTTATATTCTGCAGCAACATGTTTAAAGAGAACCCTATTGTCATACTCATCAGATTTAGCCTTTTTTTGGTTTTCTTTTTCTTCAACTGGATTTATACCGCTTGCAACTAAAGATTTAGCTTCATCTCTTTTAGTACGGGCTTCAGCTAATCCCACAATAGGGTATTCACCTAAGCTCATCATTTGTGTTTTTTTGAGCCATTGAAAACGATAGCGCCAATACTTCTTGCCATTAGGTTTTATTTCAACACACAAACCATCGGAATCACCAAGCCTATAAAGCTTTTCTTTCGGTTTTGCACTTCTAATTTTTGAGTCACTTAACAT